CAAAGGGCCACCGCTATATCGCGGCAGTAGCGGTATTCGCGCAGCCGTCCGTCCGGGCTACGCTTACCAGGCGTATTAACGCCGTGGCCGTTATCTATTAGTATCTTCATAGGTTATTCGTCTTCCAGGGCGACAGGTTCAGCGGAAGCGGCGCGGGCCTGTTCCTGTTCGAACAGGATAGAAGCTACCAGCTTTGCCAGGTCGTCTTTGTTTTCTATAATAATACTCATAGTCTTTTCGGCCTTGCGCAGTTCTTCTTTCTGCCAATTCTTTTCGCGCACGCTCTTAAACTCGCAGAAAATACAGTAAGCGGCCCAAAGCATACAGAAAGCAGGCGCGGGTATGATTACGCAGGCCAGCAGGTCGATACACATAAGCACCAGGTAAGGCCCAAAGTATTTGCGGGCCTTTTCGCAGGTCTTCTTAAAGCCTTGCGACGTGCGCGCTTCGCCGCGCTGCCGGGCCTTGCGCACGCCGCTAATTAAGTCCAAAAGCATAGCCAGCAGCAGGGCTGCGGTGGTAGCCACAATTAGTACGATATGGCCGTACAGGTGGCTGGTGTAGTTAAGTATTGCTTCGTTCATATCTGTAAAGGGTGTAAACTATTTCGTTATTCTGCGCTTCGACGGTTACCAGGTAAGCCAGCGAAAGGTGCTGCACCAGTTCGGTATCCAGTTTGTCGCTGCGAAGCACGGCCAGCGGTTCGGTCTTCGGTTCCATATCAGTAGTCGCCGTCGCGTATGCGTTTTAGGGTTATCGTTTTCTGCCGGTAGGCTCTGCGCAGGCAAAGCACTTCGTAGTGGCCCTTTATGTACAGATACTGCCAGGCGTTCGGGCCGATCATAGCCAGCACCTTTATACGGTTATTGTATTCGTTACACTGGCGAAGCAGGCCCAGGTAGCTGTTTATGCTACAGACGGCGTGGCGTATCTGGCGCAGGTCTTTGGCGGCGTTAAGCCGGCGTACCGCCACGATAAAATTAGTAAGCACCCGGTTACAGATATAGGTACGTCCGGGCTTTATGATCATACCGGTAAATTCTACGCCTTTGGTGTAGTGCTGTAGGTAGAATTTGTTTTCGTTAAGGGCCAGCCCATATTCGGCCAGCAGGGCGCGTATCTTTGGCACGGCAGCCAGCAGCACGGCTTTGTCCTGGTGTATGCAGTAGAAGTCGTCCACGTACCGGCCGTGCAGGGTAATACCCAGGCTTTCCAGGTGCCAGTCCAGCCGGTTAAGCAGAAAGTTTGCAAACAGCTGGGCGAAAAGGTTACCTATGGCCACGCCCTTACCGCAGCCGTTCGTAAACAGGGACTTATTAGCCGGCAGATAATCCCAGAACCGGGCCGGGCTGTGGCGTTCGCAGTTCTTTTCGGGTTCGTGCAGGATAACCACACGGCAGGTATACCGCAGGTCTTCCACGTCCGGGCCGTCGTAATACTGCACTATAAATTCGTCGATAAGGCGGGCCAGCATTTGCCGGTTAATACTCATAAAGAAGCCCTTTAAATCCAGCTTCATTATCCAGCAGCCGGCCGTGTAGTTCTGGCTGGCCACGCGCAGGTCGTTTTCCAGCATCTTAATACCGTACAGCTGGCCTTTACCCTTTCGGCAGTTAAAGGTACGCGGGCTAAAAATCTTTTCGAAAAGGGGTTCCAGCCGCAGGCCCATATAGTGGTGTACGATACGATCTTCAAAAGAAGCGGCAAACACTTCGCGGTAGCGCGGGCGCGTTACGACAAAGCAGATAGACTTACCAGGTAGATAGCTGCGGGTATTGATACGGTCGCGCAGCGCGATAAGCCGCGCTTCGTAGTCCATTTCGTATACCACCGCACTGGCTGTTTTCCGCTTACGTCTACGGCAGTCGTAGTACGCTTCCAGCATATCTACCAAAGTAACCATATCTATAGTGTATTATTCTGTTTCCCGAATAAGTGCTGAAACCGCGCGCACCCTGTTCCTGTTGCTGGCCTTAGTGTTGTTGTTCATATTGCCGTTGTTGAGGTTCAAGTTCCAGGCGTTCGTGCTACTGTACTCTGTAAGGCTCGCAGTCTGCGCCGTATTATCTTGTTCTTAACCAGAAATGCTGGTATACGGCCCATTTATTACGGAAAAACGCACGCCCAGGCGGCCGGGGCCGCCACTGGTTCTGGCGATTTATTCGCTATTATCCTTACCAGACATAATTAGCGAATTTTTCCACGCTGTACACTGCTTTCCGATAGCGTCCAAAAGCTCTACCACTTGTGCGTGCCGCCCCTTGCTTCGTATCCATTTGCGTTCGCCAGCCTTTCGCACTAAGGTTTTAAGGGTTTCAAACTTAACCTGGAAGTTTACCAGGTAAGATATGCGGGTTTCCCGGTCGCGGTTCATATACGCCGCCGCTATATCCTGGATCAGTTCTATAGCCAGTTCGTGCATTTTCGCGCCTACGCTGTATTTGTACTGGCGCGGAAAGTCCGGGGTTATGGCCAGGATATGATCGAATAGCGCGTTAGCGTCTAAGTATATCCGGGTACTGGAAACCAGCTTTACTTTGTTACTCATAAAACCTTAGTGCCTAAGCTTTTAATACGGCTGCCGCCGTATTTTAAAGGTTAAAGACTGACTACTAAAGACTAAGCAATAAATGCTGAAACCGCGCGCACCCTGCCCCTGTCGCTGGCCTTAGTGCCGTAGTACATACCGCCGAAGTTGAGGGACAAGAACCAGGCGAGCGTGCTACTGTACTCTGTAGAAGTCCAGTACCAGGTTTCGGACAGCAGCGTGGCACCGGTAATAAGACCCAGGGCGTAGTTAATCTTCGTCATATTGGCGTAGATCATAAACATTTCGCCCAGGGACGGTAACCACCACTTACCAGCGGCTAAGCCGCCGTGGCTGTACTGCGCGCAGAAACCGGGGGCGTAGCTTGCGCCCTGGCACTCTGCGTGGGTAATCTGCGCGGTAGTGTTAGCCTTGCCGGCCCAGTCGCTGTACGCGGTAACGCGGTCGCTGGTCGTGGTACCGCCACCGCTGACAGCTGCGGAAGACCAAAGCAGGCCGCTGCTGTCGCACTCTGTCGGCGCGACGATAAGGATTTTGCCGCCCTCTACGATAGCCACGCCGTCGGCCACTTCGCCACCGGACTGTAACGAAGTCCATTTGTGCGGCTTAACCATAAGCGGGTAACTGTCGCTGGCGCGGTGGTACATAATAAAGATACCGTCTTCGATGCCGTTTACAGGGATACCGCCCAGCATACCGTCGCGGGCGTTCGCAGGGGTAATAAGGGTAACGTTACCGCTACCGTCTACCTTAACCAGCTTATCGCCACTGGCGAAGCTGGAAGAAGTGGTCTGGCCACTTAATAATTTTGGTTCTAATGCCATAAACTTATAAGTTTAGAAGTGTTGTTATTCTGTCCAGTCGTTTTTGTTAAACAGCATAAAGTCGAAGCTACCGTCGTTATTCGTCGCGTCGTCGGACGTTTCTACGTCTACGTAAGTAGTAGTGCGCGTAATTAACGTAGCTTTTATGCAAGCTTCGCTGGTGCTGCCGTAAGCGCGGCCCACGCCGGTTAGCATAATCATAACGTCGTCGGCACTGCTAAACCAGCCGCTGGGCCAGCTTAAGCGGTATTTACCAGCACCCTGCCGGCTAACGCTGAAAGTTCCAGACCGGTAGGCGGTATAACTAATAGACGCGCCGCTGGAAGTGCCGGTAACGCTACCCATAGCCAGGCAGCGCACAGGCCGGCCGTACTTATAGTTCGGTATTACGTAGTCGCGCTTTAGCACGATCCAGCCGTAAAACGTGCTGCTGGTACCGTAGCCGATCAGTTCGACTATTTCGCGGTTCAGTCGCAGTTCGCTTTTCTGTTCGCCGTTTTCATAGAAATACTTACCGCTGGGCGCAGATATGCCGGCCGCGCCCTGGCTGTTAGTACCGTTCCAAAAGCAGTTAGCCAGCACCAGTTTACGGCCGCTTTGCGTAGCGTCCCACGGCAGGCTATAGGCCCAGACCCAGCCGCCGCCGCTGGAAAGCATAGCGACGTTATCGCCGTAGTCCGTGTCGAAGCTGTCGCCGGCAGATACGAAAGGATTACGTACGCTACCTTTCAGCTTACCGGTAATATTTACGTTTTCAAACGTGCCGGTCTTACAGGTTACGTTACCGTTCTTAGCCTGGAACAGGATATTACCCTGTCCGTCTTTCATATCTATAACTTCTACGCCCAGGTTCTTTACCAGCGCGTATTCGGCCAGCATAATTTTGGTAGCGATCAGCTGCACGCTGTCGCCCAGCTGCCAAAGGCCCTGGCTTTCGGAAGTGGCACTGCCGGGGTAATTGTTAGCAGTCTTACTGTGCGGCTTCTTGCAGACGTAATAGTAGTTATTGTACAGCACTACGTCCAGGTAGGTTTCGCCGGTGCCGCCAGACTGAAAGGCGTAACCCACGGCGCAGTCGGCCCAGGCTTGTGGCCCGCGCAGCGACGCGCCGCGTTCGCCTTTCTTCAAAAACTTAACTACACGTGTACAGGATACGCCCATAGCAGCTTAGTTTACGGAAGTAATCGTTACGGAAACGTCGCCGCTGGCCTGTACGCAGTGGGCGCGGGTTACGCTGTAGCTGGCCGCCGGGGTTGTACGGTCGGCCTGGCTGTTAAGGTACACGCCGGCTGCATCTTTCAGCACGAAGTAGAACGTAGTCGTAAGGGCCTGCGTATTCGTGCCGCGCTTAACCACGACAGGGGTATAGGTTACCGAACCGTTACCGTTAGTGTCTTCGGTAATCGCTTCGTCTTCCGGGTTCGGGTGCGGGTCTATATCGAAAGGGTCGGAAGCGTCCATAACGCCCTGTATATCCTTTCCGATTTCGGTACCGCCACGATACACGGTAACGCGGTATTCGCCGTACGTGTCAATATCGGCAGCGGCCACGGTAAGGGTGCGTCCGGTCTGGCCAGACAAAGTAGACCAGCCGCTTTGGCCCATTTTTTCCCAGGCGTACGTTAAATCCTGCGTCAGTTCGTTACCGGACTGGTAGGCGTAGGCTTTAAGGATACAGCTACCCTGCTTATCCGTAATAACGAAGTTTTTGTTATCGCCGGCAGCGATCGTAACGCGGTAGCTGCTGCCAGTGGACTGCTGGATAGGAATAGTATAAGAAGCCTGGATCGTGTCGGCCTGCGTGCCGTAGCTAATAGTGGCTTCCATTTTGATAACGGCCGGGGCGAAGCTGGACAGCGTTACCAGGTTCTTAAGTATCTTAATGCCGTAGTAAAGCTGGTCGCCGCTGGGCGAAATTTTCTGGAAGTAACCGGCGAAAGTGCCGCTACTGTTAGCACCGTTCCAGGTAATCTTAGTGCCGTTAAAGTAGAAGTCGATAGCGTCCGGGGTCGCTACACCCTCTGCGACGCGCGAAGACGTGCAGACGAAGTACAGTATAGGCTGTAAGGTCTGGTAGTCCGGGCGTATCGCGGTAACGTCGCTGGTAGTGCCGTCCCACTCTTGGTAAAGGTCGCCGTTCGGACTCATAATAACGGCGGTGTAGGTACCGGCTTTAGAAATAAACTTAATAGTCCGGGTTGTACTTGCGCTGCTCATAGCTTATTCTTCGTTAGCGGGTTCGGGGTCTTCGCTCTGCTGTCCCTCTGCGGCCGGTTCCTGGCCCTCTGCGGGGCTTTCGCCGTCCTGGCTGGGTTCTTCTACCGGCGCGGGTGCTTCGTCGCCTGTAGCGGCGTTTTCCGGGCTTTCCGGTTCGGGTTCTTCCGATGCTTCGATAATAAAGCGCGGATCAGTAGCAGTAGGCAGCGGCCGGGTAACCGTGCCGTCCTGTTCTTCGCGGGCTTCGTGCGGCAGCAGGGCTATACCGCCGATCTGCGCCAGGGTTTCGGTAAGCTGGGTAAGCGGGCCGAAAGCCAGCATATCTG